CTATGGACATTGGTGAGAAAGAGCTAAACAAGGACCCACGTCAGTGGGGATATCTTGACAGCGGCTTCCATTTCGTGATCCGCAGGGATGGCACCATAGAGACTGGACGCAACCCGCTGGCGGTTGGGGCGCATACTGTAGGGCACAATTTCACGAGTATTGGGATTTGCTTGATTGGCGGGGTGAGCAAGAGCAATGTCCCGGAGAACAATTTTACGCCGGAGCAGTGGGATTCTTTGATTAAGCTTTTGAAAGGGCTTAAGACGAAGTACCCAGAAGCTAAGATCATAGGACACAATGAAGTGGCACAAAAGTCGTGTCCCTCTTTTGATGTTCAGAAGTGGAAAGCCACGGTGGGGCTTTAGAAATAGCAAGGAGGGGAGATGAATTTATGGCGGATAAGGAGAAGGAAATCCTGCGCGCGCCGTTTCAGTGGTTCGGCGGCAAGGGCAACATGCGGGCCAAACTACTGCCTTTGATTCCAGCGGGCGGCCGCCCCTACTGCGAGCCGTATGCGGGCGCGGCTAGCATGTTCTGGTCGCGCGACCCCGCGCCAGTCGAGGTGCTTAACGACCTGGACGACCGCATCGTCAACCTGTTCCGCGTGCTGCAAGACCGCGAGCAGTTCGAAGACCTGAAACACCGCATCATGTGGACACCCTACGCCCGCGCCGAGTTCGGCCGGGCGCTGGACATCCTCAAGACCGGCTCGGACGACCCGGTGGAGCGGGCCTGGGCGTTTTTTGTAGCGCAGAACCAAGGGATAAGCGGGATGAGCGGGGCAGCTTCTACAATAAGCGGTTGGAGCCGGGTATTCGTTTCAAGGGGCGGAATGGCGCTGACAACCAACCAATGGATCATGCGCCAGGCCATGATGGACGCCTGGCGCTGGCGGCTGATGAGCTGCCAGATCGACAACCGCGACGCGCTGGAGGTCATCCGCTATTGGGACAACCCGGAGGCGGTGTTCTACATCGATCCGCCATACCACCACGACACGCGCAAGGATAGGGCGGTCTACGCCGTGGAGCCGGATCACGACCATCACGCGGCGCTGGTGGAGACCATCCTCGGCTGCCGGGGCGCGGTGGTGCTCTCAGGCTATGACCACCCGGTCTATCAGCCTCTGGTCGATGCCGGGTGGGAGGTCACGCGCTTCGAGACGGCGTGCTATGCTGCTGGCCGGCGGCGCGGCTCCGGTCTGCAAGGTAAGGGCGCAGCCAAGGCCAAGGTGTCGCGCACCGAGGTGGTATGGTGCAATCCGCGCGCTGTGGAGATGCGCGGTGCTTGAGAAGGCGAATGTTATCAAACGGAAAGCGGACAGGATAAGGGGCAAATACCATGGGGGTTATAAGACGGGTGCGGTGTCCTGCCTGTCAAGAACTAGGCAGGGATAGGCGGGGCGATAACCTTGCGATATATGCCGACGGCCACGGCTTTTGCTTTAGTTGCGGTGCGTATTTTCCCGCTTATACTACGTCTTCCATGCGTCCAGATGCGGGCCCTCCAGGGCAGAAAGGGTGGGTGAAAGTGGCAGAAGGCCTTATATCACCGGGGGAGTATCTCCCACTTATCAAGCGTGGTATAACCCAAAAGACGTGTGAGGTTTACGGATATACGATTAGCGAGTACCGGGGGCAGAAGGTACAGGTTGCACCTTACTACGACAACAAGGGGAACCTTGTGGCGCAACATCTCCGAGGGCCTAATAAGCAATTTTGGTGGCTGGGGGATTTCTCTAAGGCCACCCTCTTTGGTCAACAGATTTTTAGAGACGGCGGAAAAATGGTTGTAGTTACAGAAGGCGAGATTGACTGTCTTTCTGTGGCCCAACAATGGGGGTGTAAATATCCGGTAGTTTCAGTTCCCAATGGCGCACAGGCGGCCCGTAAGGCTATCGCACAAAACAGTGAATGGCTGGAGCAATTTGAGCGGGTAGTGTTGTTGTTTGACAACGACGAAGTAGGCATAGCCGCAGTTAAAGAGGCGGCGACTGTCTTAACCCCAGGCAAGGCGTACATAGCCCGGACGCCTTTAAAAGACGCTAATGAAATGCTTAAGGCAGGGCGAGGGGCAGAGCTAATTGATATCGTCTGGGGGGCTAAGGTGTTTCGCCCAGACGGTATCCTAAACGGTGCGGAGTTGTGGGAGGTTTTAAAGGCTGAGCCCACCCCTGGACTGTCTTTGCCATATCCAAAACTACAGGATATGACTGCAGGTATTCGAAAGGGGGAGCTATGGCTCTTTACCGCGGGGTCCGGAGTAGGAAAGAGCACCCTGGTTAACGAGATAGGGTATCACCTATTCAAAGCCCATGATCAAACCATTGGGGTTATTGCCCTTGAAGAGTCGGTGAAGCGGGCAGCAGAGCGCTATGTGAGTATGGAGCTAAACAAGCCGGTACATTTGACTAGAGAGGGGGTCTCTGAGGAAGATTTACAGGAAGCGTTTAGCCAAGTTTTGGGGAGCGGGAAGTTCTGGTTCTATGACCATTTTGGGAGTTCTGAGATAGACAACATCCTGGCAAAGATCCGGTACATGATTGTCGGCCTAGGTGTAGACTTCCTTATCCTGGATCATATAAGCATTGTCGTTTCGGGATTAGAAGAGACAGAAGAGTCGGAGCGTAAAACGATAGACCGGCTGATGACTAATCTACGAAAGCTGGTACAGGAGACTGGCGCTGGGATACTGGCGGTGGTGCACCTAAAGCGCCCGGATAAGGGGAAGGGTTATAACGAAGGTCGACCAGTCTCCCTGGTTGATTTACGAGGGAGTGCCGCTCTGGAGCAATTAAGCGATGTAGTGATTGCGCTTGAGAGAGATCAGCAAGGGGATACCCCCAATATATCACAGGCGCGGGTTCTCAAAAATCGTCCGGTAGGATTAACAGGGCTTGCGGATACCCTTTTGTATAACCCAAAGTCTGGGCGTCTGCTGGCAGAAACCTTGGTTGATGTCCTGGTAGGAGTGGAGGCTGATGAGGTGGCCGCGGAATTTTAGTGTGGTATGAGGGGGCGTATAGGGATGTGTGGGCTAAAGGAGGGGCGCACCAATGTCTCTAGTGTTTGATATAGAGACAGACGGGTTGCTTGATACTCTTTCAAAGCTTCATTGTCTAGTGATTTTGGATACCGATACAGGTAAATTAATATCTTGTGCTGATGTGGAGCCTTATACTCCTATTCATGAGGGGCTTAAGATGCTCCAAGAAGCGCCTAGAATCATCGGCCATAATGTTCTGACGTTTGATATTCCCGCCATTCAAAAGTTATGGCCTAAATGGGCGCCCAAGGGGGAGGTGCTGGATACTCTTATTCTCTCCCGCTTGATCATCCCAGAGATCGCCGTTAAGGACTATGCAATTGAGCGGGATGCTCCAGGAACAATTCCGCATCAGCTTATTGGCAAACATGCTTTAAGGGCCTGGGGTTATCGTTTAGGGATTCTAAAGGGGCGTTTCTCAGAGACTACAGACTGGGCTGAGTGGAGCAAGGATATGCAGGAGTATTGCGAACAGGATGTTAGGATCACAGCAGCGTTGTATTCGCGGCTTATGGCAACAAACCCTAGCCCTGTCGCAGTGACCCTTGAACATGAGTTCCAGAAGATCATATTCAAGCAGGAGCGCTTTGGGTTTGCTTTTGACGTCCGGCAAGCGGAAGCCTTATACCGGACACTCAGCAAGCGCCGGGCTGAATTGACGGCAGAATTGCAGAAAGTATTCCCTCCCAAAGAGATCCGCACGGAGTTTATCCCGAAGGTTAATAACAAGGCCAAGGGGTATGTAAAAGGGCACCCATGTGTTAAGGTGTCTTATCAAGAGTTTAACCCTTGTAGCCGTTTACAGATTGCTGAGCGGTTAAAGGAGGCATATGGGTGGACGCCTACGGCTTTTACACAGAGCGGGGCACCTGAAATTTCGGAAGAGATATTGAGCGGTCTTCCTTGGCCTGAAGCTAAGCTCCTTACGGAGTACCTGATGCTTGAGAAGCGGATCGGGCAGCTGGCGGAGGGAAACGCAGCGTGGTTGAAGTTGGTTAAGGATGGGCGCATACATGGGCACGTTATAACCAATGGGGCAGTTACAGGGCGTTGTACGCATAATTCCCCTAACATTGCCCAGGTGCCCGCTGCCAATTCTTCGGTCCCTTACGGGAAAGAGTGTCGCCAGCTTTTTGGTCCTGGCGAGGGGTATTTACAGGTGGGGTGTGATGCGTCGGGGTTGGAGCTCCGGTGTCTGGCCCATTATATGGCACGCTATGATAGGGGGGCGTATGCGCAAATACTGTTGGAAGGAGATATACACACCGCAAACCAGGAAGCGGCTGGGCTCGCCACCAGGGCCGAGGCCAAGCGATTCATATATGCCTTTCTCTATGGTGCGGGTAACCAGAAGCTAGGGAGTATTCTAAAGCCTCATGCACCAGAGGCGGAACAACAGAGGGCAGGTAAAAGGGCACGGGAAAAGTTCTTGAAGGCATTGCCGGCGCTCCAAAACTTGATTAATGATGTACAGTCAGCGGCCCGTTCTAGGGGGTGGTTGAAGGGATTGGACGGACGGCGTCTTTACATTCGGTCGACACATGCAGCTTTAAATACTCTATTGCAGAGTGCAGGAGCCATTGTTATGAAGCAGGCTACGGTTCAGCTTTGGGAGGACTTGGCGGCTGTGGGCTTTACGTTTGGCAAGGAAGTTGCACAGCTTGCCCATATTCACGATGAAGTACAGCTAGCGGTTAG